TTTACTACAAGGGTGTAGCCGACTATGACTCCAGGGATTTCTTCGGAGATTGCGTCGAGGATGAAGTCGTTATCCATTCATGTACCCTAGCAGGTCAGTCCCTGTACTGCCATTCGGCGAGGTCTGCTCCGTCTGGGCCGTTGTCGCAGACACATTCTTCTTCTTCACATTCTTCGCAGGGTTCGTCACCGTTTCCTTCTACTATGTTGAGTAGCCAGGTGTCGTAGTCGGTTCCCATTGTTAGTCCCTTCTATTAGTGGTGTTAATCTTTTTTACTAAGTAACGCTGATAGTGCTTCTTCTGCGTCGATTACTTTCTGTTGTATCCACGGGTCTGCTGATGCGACATGGCGAATGACATCACGGATGTTCACAAGTGTTTGTCTTGGTACAGCAACGGTGCGTGGTGGCCGTTTGGTTGTCATGTTCGGTCCTTCTTAATTTCGTTCAACAATATTTCGAGTGGCATGACAGCATACCATTCTGCTGGGTTGGTTGTGCCTTTCTTTTTGGCGACAACAAATCCAAAGTCTGCGTTTGCGTTTACCATTTCTTGTTGTAGTTCTTTGACCCATTCTGCGAGTGTAAGTTTGGCGTGGTTCTTCACCTCGATAACTACACCTGGGATTCCTGTGATGTCACCTTTGTCGTTGATGCCGTGAAGCGCACGGCGTTCAGCGTGGATGAATCCGTTGTCTTGCAGGTAGCGCACGACTGCTGTTTCTGCTGCTGTGCCTTTGGCTCGTTGTTTGCTCATCGCTTTGGACCATTACGAAAATGTTCTGATACTACTGTTGCAGTAAAGATGATGAGGGCAAGGCCATGAAACACAATCAGTATGTCAACCATCGGTGGTTTTCTTTTCGATGTCACGCTTCAAGGTGTCAATCATAACCAATGCTTCTTCTGTGGTCAATTCCACAATGTCACGCAGGTCACGGCCCGTGGTGAAGGCCGCTACCGACAGCAGGCCATCGTGGTCTAATCCAAGTTTGCCTTGTGCAAGTGACAGTTCTCGTATCTGTGCTTTGCTGATACCACCTGGACTTACTGGTGTTGGTTCGGCTGGTGCGGCGACAGCATCTTTGAACAGTGTGCGTAGTTTGTTGAAGTCTGCTTCGGTTAGTTCGTTTGAGGGCTTACCGATTTGTGTGAGCAAAGTATCTGGGTCAATGTTCTTGTCGGTGCAGGCTTTAACAAATTTGTCGTAGTCAGATTTTGCTACAAGTTTTGGTGGTTCAGGTTTGGTGAGGTCTTCCCATTCTTGTTTGGTCCACAGTGACAGACAGATACCGAATCGCATAGCGGCGTTACGCAGGAAGTCTGATACAAGTTCTTTGTCGAGGTCTGGTTTGTGTGCTTCACATGAACCGACAGCAACACGGGTGGTGCCGTGAATGGTGAGGCGACCCCACATGGTTGCCATTTCAACTTCCATGTTGGAACCGCCACGCTTCACTGTTCCTTTATGAATGTGAATAGCGGGTCTGCCTTCAATCCAGTCGCATGGTTCCCATGTCCACATCGGGTCCACTTCGATAAGGATTCGGGTGATGTCAGCATGACCAACAAAGTCGAGACTTGCTCCACCTTTTTCTAGTTTGCCGACAATCTTTTTATCTGGTACTGCCCAATCGTTGAGGGCTTTCAATAACGGATGTTCCATTTCACTTTCCCTTTCTTGTTATGCGAAGCACACGGAATGTGCTGTTCTTTTCAAACCTTTTTACCAAATCGGGGTGGGCTAAAGCAAGTCCCTTTGTGTCCACGCTAGTGCGGGTTTGTTGTTTCCAGGTGACAATAGTATCACCGTTCAAGGTACCTACTGTTGCGCCACCTAAGTGTTCTGCGATGAGTGCTTTCACTTTGTCTTCTTCCTGTTCCCAATGTGTCTTGTGGGTTTTTGCTTTGTCCAGTAGGTCTAATAGTTCAACGATGTTTTCGTTGAGTTCAACTGTTTCGTTGTGGGCTTCAGGATAAATCTTTCCCATGTGGTCGTATCCGAATTGCACACCTTCGGGTAGTTGGCCACGGTTGATAGCGATAAGGAATTCTTTCGCTGCTTCAATGTGGTTGCGTTTCGTTTCCCAGTCCACATATTGAATGTGATGATGCAAGGTTTGTGTCTTGTCGAACACCCACCAATGCACCTGAGTTTCGTCGGCGCACAGTGCCTGTTGTACACCTTGGTAGTACCAGTGTGGTGGCAGAGTTCCTGTCCATTCGTTTGTGGTGGTTTTGAATTCGTGGATGGATAGGTCTTCGCTTCGGCCATCGAGGGTTGCGATAAGGTGCGCCGCTTCTTGGTCATAGCAGTACAGTAGTCCTGGTACTTGGATACGCATACCGTACATATCGCTAGCCCATTGACGGATGGGTTCTTCCAGGCGGTTGCCTCGTTCCATCGCTTGTGTTGGTGCTTGTGGTGTTGGCGGTTTCGGTGCTAACAGTTCTGCTGTTAGGTCGGAGATGCTTTTGTATGGGTGTAAACCGTAGATGGCTGCACACTCTGATGCCGCTAACCGTTTCTCACCTGTTTCTGTTTCCCATCGGACCGCTAACCATTCGGCAGAACCGTGGGGTGGTTTGTGAATTACGCTGTTCATGTTCCCTTCTTTCTACCCTGTAGGTGTTACAGAGTTTTGTGGTTGAATTCTTTTGTTGATGCCAACCTTGTTACCGACTTTATCATTACTGAAGGTATGTGGCAAACATTTGACACCATCTCTGGTGGCCATTCGTCATCGTGGATGTATCCCGATACGAGGGTGATGTGTTCTGGTAGGACATTCGGCCAGATGAATCCGACATTCAATGCCATTGTTGGTTCAGGTTGGTAGTCATCTACTGGGGTCCAGCCTGTGTCACCGTCGAACGCATCCACCCATGAGACTGCAACAAGTTCCCATTCGTTATCTGTCGTCATAGGTTTTATCCTTGGTTGGTTCGGTGTCTCGTTCGCCGCGGGTCCCGCAGATAAGACATCGTTGTGCTTCCCGTTCGGGCCAGGTTGTGTCACATATTGGGCAGATTAGCCATGCTTCCATACTGTTTCCCACGATACATCATTTGGCCGTCACGGATGGGGACAAGTTCCAGATGGAACGGAGAATCCCCTTCTTGGTAGGTGACCACAGCCAGCCCTTGTTGCCAGTTTTCGGTCACTGTGAGTGGTCTTCCGTCTAGGTCTATGCCACCTTTGGTTGAGGGGACAGCCCCATCTACACGGGCGAGGCATCCTGCTGAGGCTGCGAGGATGGTTTTGGGTCCATCCCAATCTTCACGGGTTTGTTCTGCCCATTCTCTACGGTGGACATGGCCGTATAGTACGGATGTTTTCTCATGTTGTAGGTATTGGTGGGCGGTGGAGCCGTTGGATTTGGCTTTGCTTCCGTGGATACAGCGCAGTTTCTGGTTCACCCATACTTGTCCTGCTGGGTATCCTGGGACATATTCGATGTTGTGTTCATCGAAACGGCATAGGAATGGGACAGATAGAACAGGCCAGGATTCTGGTGCGTTGCCTCGTTTCAAACCGAAAGCGGCTGATGCGTTGTCTATCAGGTAGTTGACCAGTCGTTCTTCGTGGTTGCCTGCCAGCCAGTAGATTTTGGCTTCGGGTGAAGCGGCTCGAAGTTGGGCGCTCATGGTTGTGGCATAGTCAATGGCTGCTTGGGTGGTTCGTTGGAACGCTGGGGACAGCCTGTATTTACCCATTTCGGGTAGGTCTAGGTTGTCTCCGTGCATGACTATAAGGCTGGGTTTAACCTGTTTGATGAGGGCTATTGCCAGGTCTATCGCCACGGGGTCGTGAGTGGCCTCTAGGTTGCCGTCTGCTTGACGATAGTAGCCAATCTGCATATCGGGCAGGATGACCGCAGTGAGCCAATCCTGAGGCTTCTGAGAGGTTGCTTTAACTGGGGGCAGTTTGATGGCTGGACCCTGCTGGATGACTGGCCATTCAGGTCCTGTCTCCCAGGCTGGGGAAAACTGGACACCCATCAGGTCGTGGATTTCTGCTTCGCCTTCCTCATTTTTGGTGAGAGACTGGTATACAGATACCCGTTTGATTTGCCCGACCTCGTTGATGTCGATGCCTTGCCTGTCGAACAGGTCAACCAGTTTGCCTAACTTCTCCAGTTTGGCTGCCTTATCGGTAGCGGGTGGTGGGGTGATGTCTAGCGGCATACGCACTGACCTTTCAGGTGGCGACGCAAAACATTCTCTGCGACTTGGAAACCTTCTTTTGCTAACACTGCCCGTACCCAAGTGTATGTGTAACCTGCTTCCTGACCGATACGAGGGGCGATGCTGTTGAACGCTTCCAGGTCTTCGTCAGTCATGGCGGTAAGCATTTTGCCTACTACACACCGTTTAATTACACTTGGCTGGTTTGAGGCTATCTGGTCTTTTAATGACATTGTTACTCCCTTCTGTAGCCGTAGTTACATTGTTGTAGTTCTTCGGCAAGAAGTCAAGTATTAGTGGTCTTCGGCTTTGTGCTTTAGAAAATCTTCCTTCAAGGAGTCTAACTTCTCATCGTGTCTATCCAACTTGGTATCCATACGGCTAATGGTGTGCATCATCAAGTCGTTGGATTCGCCTGATTCGCGGCGGTGCCGTTGCAGTAAGGCCACCATGACAGCACCGACCAGGCCGATGAGGGCCACGGCGATGCCTTCGGGTATCATTCGTCATCCTCTGGCAAAGCCAAACAGAGACACAGGAATGAGCAGACTGCCACCAATGAAATCATTATCGGCACCATCAGTTGATGCCTAACATTTTTGTGAATTTAGCCCACTCACGCTTAACAAGTTTGGTTGGGTTATTTGCGTCGGCCAACTGCCAATGCCATGCCTCATATTCGGGATTTGGTTTCCACAAATATTTAGGTGGGCCTTGCAGGAAGATGCCATACTTGGGTGCGTTACGACACAACCAATCGTAGACAGGTCCTGTGATTAGAAAATCTTGGGCGCAGGCCCAGCCATGAGGACTTGTGCCAGGGCTTGCTGAGGGGCTGGCACCTTTGTTGAGGAAGTAGGTGCGCCCGTTGTATTGGCGTGTTATTTGTGGAACTCGACCTGTTGGTGTGAGCGAGTAACGGGAATAGAACAGGGCTTCTTGTCCTTCGAAGGAACGGTAACCACCTGACACTGCTTTCAGTTCGATACCGTCACGCTTGGCGTGGTCGTACATCAGGTTGCAGGCGAACACGAAACCGCCGTACCATTCGATATCGAACCAGCCTGTGCCACCGCACGATAGTTTGGCTAGTTTGTTGGCGGGTAGTTTGCCGTTGCCGTATTGTTCTAAACGCTGTGGTACTACTAGCCGTTTGTACGGGTGGCCTGGTGCGACGATGCCCACATCAGCCGCCTTCCACCGCTTTGGCTACTTCTTCTGTGGTGAGTCGGCCATCCATCGCAGAGTTGGCGAGGTTGTTTGCGACTGCGATTAGGTACATGACGAGGGTTGTTCCTGCTGTGACCCAGGTGGAGACATCGAAGATGAACGCTGTGGAGATTACGCCTAGTGCTACTGTCGTAAGATTGGCTGCGAACTTAACGGCGATTGCTTGAGATGACATTACAGTTTTCCTAGCAAGGAAACAGCAAAGAATGTGCTTGTGTCTGCCTTGGCGTTGAGTGCGCCCGTTGAGTTTTGATATACCTCAACATATATTTGTACGCCTAAATCAACTTGGGCTATTGTGGAACAGTTAAGAACATTATCCCCACCAGTAAAACCAGACATGGATGTTTCGGCAAGGATTGTGTTGATAGCAACATTCCAAATGCGGATTCTGCGGAAGCCTGTTGCATTGGCTCCGAATGTTACGCCAGCAGAAATAGCGTAAATACCATCAGCAGGAACCTCAACATATTTGCTAGAGGTCAGCGAGAACGCTGGTGTACCTACGGCTTCGGTGTAAGCCCATGTGAGTTCTGTGTCTGTTGCATTAGAAATGGATTGCGCCGCACTTTTTGTTAAACGGAACATATTGCCTTCGAGTTTGGTGGCAACAATCGGCGCTGTCCCACTTATGTCATCGCTGGTTATAGTGCCATTGACAATGTTCGATGTGGACACGGTTATACCCGAAGGTAGCGAGCCTGTTGCTAGTTTGCTGAGGGCGATAGCGGCAGATGCGTTAATGTCAGCATTGACTATTGTGCCGTCTACAAGGTTTGCAGAAGCAACAGTAATTGCTGTTGGTAGCGCACCTATCGCCAACTTAGAAAGGGCAATAGCCGCTGAAGCGTTGATGTCCCCGTCGACAATGGTTCCGTCAGCAATCTTGGCTGAGGTCACAGCCCCGTCAGCAAGGTCCCCCTCAACAATAGTTCCATCAGCAATCTTCGCTGAAGTGACAGCACTATCAGCAAGGTCCCCAGTAGCAATAGTGCCGTCAAGAATCTTTGCAGAAGTAATAGCGCCATCAGCAATATCGCCAGCAACAATCGTACCGTCAGCAATTTTCGCTGAAGTCACAGCCGAATCAGCAATACCAGCGGTAGCAACCTGACCCCATTCAGGGGCAGTAGCACCAGAGTTCACTTTAAGAACTTGACCTGCTGTGCCGATAGCAACACGGGCAAAGTCGGATGCGCCGTGTGTAAGTAGGTCACCTTGGGTGGTGAGGGTTGATGCCAGCAGGTTGGCTTCGTTTGCGTCAACAGCGGTAAATACTGGATAGATAACGGCACCAGCCGAATGTGAAGAATTAGAGGTGTCATCTGCGCCACGGGAACCAGATACGGTCAGGGTGGTGGATGAACGGGTAACAAGAACTTTTTCTTCAGAAGCGGTACCTGGGTCAATAACTACATAGAACGGCGCACCTGAAGGCCAGCCTGTTGCGGCACTGATGGTGATGGTTGTATCTCCAGACGAAATGCCAGAGGCGAGCGTGGTAGAGGCTGCGTTGCCGCTATATGCCCTGCGTGTCTTAGCCATCTTTCCTACTCCTATTCAGTAATGCTTCTAAGTGTAACCGTCATGGTGCCTTCCCAGTCCCATTCAAAATCTTTGCAGTCAACTGGGGTCCATTCCTGGTCTTCTAGTGTAACAGAGTAGGAACGGTTGCCTTCCTGGTATGAGATGACACGGGCATCGTCGATGCAGGAATGAAGGAAATCGCGTTCGGCTTGAACATCGAAGAAGTAGTCACGGTTGCGGATGGTGACTGTTTTATGAAGTAGAAGTGGCACCACAAAGAATCGGGACCTTACTGGTGCGGCGTAGGCACGGGCTGTCCAACGGGTAACGGTGGGGCCTGCGCTGTTTGAGGTGGCGCTGCGGGTCAGGGTAAGTTTGAATTTGCCTTCGATAAGTTTTTCTTCTCGCCCGTCGAAAGTTTCTTCAGTGTCGTTAGCGGTGGACATTGTTCCTAGTGTTGTAAAGGAACCGTTGTCGATTGCGATTGCGGCGTTCACTGAGCCTGCCAAGGGGCGGGTACGGATGTCGAATTTGGCTACGAACTTGCGGTCTGGGATGTCCCAGGTGAATAACCCTGTGTCGATGTATCCTGACTCAACTTTGTTATCTGAGTCTTCTGCTACAACACCAACAGCCGATACAGTGAAGATTCGTTTGTTGTTGAACGATGCAACTGACAGCACATTGTTTGCTGAAAGCGTATACATGAGGTCTGATGCGTAGGCTGGGGTATTTGGTGCGGTGAACTCTGCCAAATCTAAACGGCCCAAACCTGTCACACCTGTTTCGTAGGCTGACCAGCCGAACCAGGCGTATCTTCCATCGGTGGCTATTGTGCGAACGGTGCCAGCGGTAGGGATTAAAGCACCTACTGTGAGGCTGCCTGAGTTGTCTGCGGTGGCGTATCGAATTCCTTTGTTTGTTCCTATGAGGATGAAACCTAGGTATCCGTGGATTGTTTCAACTGTTTCCCCTGTGGGTAGGTCTAGTGCTACTACTGGGGTGTTGAGAGTTGCGTTGTCTTGGATGGTGATTTTGTAGATAGAACTTGTTTTGCCTGCATATCCTGATGCGTAGATAGCGTTGTATCCACCTGCGAATCCTGTCCATGTCCACTCCGCGTTGGGGTGAGTGAAGAAAGGTGTTGATAGCGCACCTGATGGGTTGGTCCATAGTTTTGCGCTGTCGGTTCCTGCTCCTGCTACCAACAAAACACCTTTGGCGTAGCCGACAGCACCTAGTTCATAACCGTATGCAACATTGGATGCTGTGTGGGCTGTGTTTACTTTCCACAAACCGTAAACATTTGTTGTGCCAGCGTGGGTTGTGTAAATGTTTACACCGTCAGAAGCCATTGAACGGGCAGCGGTGGCAGATGTTGAAGATACTGTTGTCCAGGTTGGGCTAGACGCATATGGGTTGGTTGTGTATTTGATTGCTGTACCGTCAGCAACATATAGTTCTGTGCCGTTTTGTGCCATGTACAGGTTCGTGTTGGATGTTGACAACGAAACCTTGGTGTCGTTCAACAAAGACAGTTGGCCTTTGGTCCACGGGTCGATGCCGCGGCTTGCATAAAATCTGTACGGCTGTGCATCTGCGTTATCACCGTATGCTTGCCCAGCACCATAATGCCAAGATGACTGTGACCTACGCCACAGACCACCAGGGTTGATTGCTGCCTCGCCAGGTTCAGTTGACTGGTCCACGCTGTCACGGATACGGGGTTCATGTGCGGAACGAAACTGTCCTGAACGCATATCTATCATGTACGGTCTGCCGTTGATAGCAACAGGGAAAACATCTGGCACAAGGTTGGATGTGCCAGTACCCGTAAAGAAGGTGGGGCCACCCGTGTAGGGGGTTGTGAACCTGACAAGTGATGCCATTAGTTAGTCCCTTGCTAGGAAGGTGGGGTATTGTTTGGCGAGTTTCATCGCTTCGGCGGTGATGCGGTCACGGCGTAAACGCAGCAGGTTGGTGATGCTGTTACCGATTGCTCCTGCGGGTACTTCTTCAGAACGGCGAGTGTCGCCCTGGGTGTCGATAAAGTTGCGACGGATTTCTCTTGGGGACATTAAACGGATTTGTGCGCCCAAGGCTACGATGTCTTCAACACTGGTTGGGATACCTGCAACTTGTTGAAGGTTGTCGGCTTCGTAACAGATTGGGGCGAATGGGGCTTTGTAAGTTACCCGTAGGTCACCTGAGCGTGAGCGTTGGTTGAATTTGATGGCGTAACTTGATGGGAAATCTGAGGTGGGTAGGTCACGGATGAGTTGAACCTTGCGGATTAGCGGGTAGTCGTCGTTTGTGTACCGTAGACGGACATCGTAAAGGTCGATAACGGTTCCGAACGCTGGCAGGTTAATCATCGGGTCGGTGCCGTTGTATGTGGTGTCCACAATTTTCATCTGGTATAGGCCATTAACGGGGCTGGATAGGTCTGCGATTTCGTCGTTGATGGCTTCTAGGATTTGAGCGCGTGGGAAACGGGGGCTGACTGTGATGATTGCGTTGTTGGCGTGGGATGCGGCAGTTGTTCCGTTCCAGCCTCGTTCCACAGTAAGGGTTTTAGAGGACACTGATGATTCCCAAACATAAAACATTTCGGAATCTATTTCAAATACGGTACCTGGGCGTAACCCGTTAAGGTCGTAGAGGGTGGCAAGACTGGTGGCGGTTGTGTTAATTGCTCCACTTAGTTTGTTTTTTTCTTCCACTTGACCCGACAGCAGTTGCCGTTGAGTTCTGTTAATAACTGTTGCTACTGTTGACATCTGTTCTCCTGCGGTCTATTAGATTGTAGCAATAGCATCGGCATAGAAACTGAGGTTCGCTTTAAGGCGTTCGTTGTCTGGTTCTAGGTTCAGGGCGTTGGTCCCATGTTGTGCGGCTTCTTTATGCAAACCCAGGTGATGTGCCGATATTGCTGCCAGGTCATGTGGGCTGGCTCCCCAGGCTTGTGCTTCGCATAAATATTCCAACGGCATATCGGTGACAGATAGGCAAGTTGTTGCTGCCATGTAGCAGCCTCTCCATTGTTGATGTTCATAATGGTATTGAGCCAGGTCGAACCAGGCTTCTCGCCTGTCTGGTGCTTCTAGCACAGCCATTTTGAGTAGGCGTTCCATGTTGCCGATGTCGCATTTGGCCATCATTCTGTATGCGGCTGCTCGTTCTGGTCCCCATGTTGCGGAAGGCAGGGAAAGGTAGCGTTGGAATTCTAGTAACGCTTCCCCGTTTTGGTTTTTATAAAACAATTCACGGGCATAGTAGAACGCGATGCGGTCATCGGTTGGGTGTTCTGCTACTGCTTTGGCAAGAAGATGGTAATACTGTCCACGGCTTTTTGTGTTATCTGGGTGGTGGTGGATTTCTAGGTCGCACCATCCTTGTTTTTCTGTGTCGGTTGGGGTTAAGGTTTCGTGGACTTGATGTTTCCAACGGTATCCGAACCGTGTATGGATTTTGTCGCCACCGTACTGTAGGTCTGGTTGGCCGTTAGGTTTCCATGACCAGGTGTATTTGTAGCGGGGGCGGGTCACTTGTTCGTCATACATTTTTTCGAGGTGCGCTCGCCAACCTGGTAGCAGTATTTCATCCATGTCTAGGGCGATGCAGTAGTCGATGTCTGCTGGTAGTAGTGCTAGTGCTGCGTTACGGGCATCATCGAATCGCCACGGGTTGATAACAATTTCGGCTGTGTCTACACCGTTTTCGTAGGCTTTAGCCAGGGTGTTGTCGGTTGAGCCTGTGTCTACGATTAAGCGGTAGTCGGCTTCGGCGCAGGATTCTGCCCAACGGTCAACGAATGGTTCTTCGTTCTTGGCGATTGTATAAACGGCAACTTTCATGGCACATTAGTGTTAGAGGGGAATCGCAATTATAAACCGAATGTAGTCGTTCGTTGTCCAAGTGCCAGGAATGGTCGAGGAAGCGTTTGTGTTGGTTAGGTATGTTCCTGAAGCGTTATTTGCTCGAACATTCAAAACAGTACCAGCAACGCTTGTGCGAACCGTCATGTAGTAGATTGTGCCACCTGCTTGAGCAACAACCGTACCAGCAACAATGTTGGCTGCGGTCCAACCTGAAGGCAAGTCAATTTGAATGTCGCCCGATACGGATGAGGTAGAACCAAATACAAGGTTTGCCCTAACAAAACCGACAGCCCCAAGCGAACAGTATTCTGTTACCCAAGTTGTTGCGTTGCCTTTAGCGATGTTAGTAAAGGTCGGGGTGTAGGAAGTCCATGACAAAGAAACGGCAGGACCAGTAGGACCTGTAGGACCTGTCGGACCTGTCGCGCCTGTTGCACCTGTAGCACCCGTAGCGCCCGTAGCACCAGTCGGTCCCGTAGGTCCGATAGCGCCCGTTGCACCCGTGGGACCCGTTGCACCCGTGGGACCTGTAGCACCTGTCAATCCTGTCGCTCCCGTAGGACCCGTTGGCCCAATGTCTCCAGTAGCCCCTGTAGCACCAGTTGGACCAGTCGGCCCTATCGCACCAGTAGCACCTGTAGCACCAGTAGGACCCGTAGCACCAGTAGCACCAGTAGGACCAAGTTGCGTATACATCACCTGAGTAGCAGTCAAAATAATTGACGGAATCGCAGGCGCAGGAGAAGACGCAGGAAGATACTGCAACGAAACATCCGTGCTAGTGGCTTGCCAAGCCAACTCCAGGTAATCATTAGCAGCAAGTTTTACAACATAGTTAACCGTGCCGATAGCACGACCATGAGTACCACCATGCGACTCCACAACACTCCAAGTGCTGTCAGAATCAGCAACATTGGAACCGTTCTTCTTCAACC